CAGATCCAACACTTGTTCCTAACGGAACTGTATGGCACAACACAACAGCAAACACATGGTTTGTTCGGAGCGCAGGATCTTGGTTATTGATCTCTCCAATCAAATCTCTAACAAATCCTCTCGTACCTCCAACTGGCACATTCTGGTTTAATTCAACCAACCAAGGATTAAGCCAGTGGAACGGTGTTGCATGGGTGTCGCTGACATATTCATCAACACCACTAACCCCATCAACAGGAAGTCTGTGGTATAACACAACTACCAGCATGTTGATGACGTGGGATGGATATGCGTGGGTACCAGCAACTCCTATCGCTACTGTTGAGCTTGATTGTAATGGCAATTTGCTGTTCACAGACACTCACATTGGAAGCACGTCGTATGTTGGAATTAACTCCGATAGCTCCTTGCTGTTGGCGCTTGCAACTACGTTTACTGTTCACAACTCTAAACCGGGTGTTGATGGGGTATCTGATGAACCGTCGTACACAGAAATTGGTATTGGTACTGATGGAACAGACTCTGTAAGAAACGCAATTGTCAATGACATTCGGTACGAGCTTGGATATCCAGTTGTTGATGTGGAATTGACAAAAGAGCAAATGGATTATGCTGTCAGTCGTGCTTTGAGTGAGCTTCGCCAGCGTTCTGGTCTTGCATACAAGCGCGGATTCTTCTTCATGGGCATCAAGGCAAATGAACAGCGGTACAATCTGACGAACAAGATATCTGGAATGAACAAGATTGTTGATATTTTGGGAATATACCGACTGACATCCTCGTTCCTTTCATCAGCACACGGCGCAGGTGTGTATGGACAAATTGTGTTGCAGCATATGTACAACATGGGTACCTTTGACCTGTTGAGCTATCACATCATGGCAGACTACACAAAACTGATGGAAATGTTGTTCGCAGCGCGACTGACCTTCAACTGGAACGAGCAAAAACGTGAAGTTTGGATTCATAACAGGTTTGCTTTATCTGAAAAGATGGTATGTATTGAGGCAACAGAAGAACGCACAGAGCAAGACTTGATGACAGATCGTTATTCAAAAGCATGGATTCGTCGTTATGCAACAGGTGTGTGCCGAATTATGCTATCAGAAATTCGTGGCAAATTCTCAACATTACCAGGCGCAAGTGGCTCTGTCACACTAAATGCAGGAGAACTGCGTCAAACAGGCCAGGCAGACATTGATGGATGTATCGCTGATATTGAGTCGTATGTTGCTGATAAGCCAGAAGAATACGGTATGGCAACACAATTCACATTTGGATAAACGTGTTGTGGGTAAGAAAAACACAAATTTATAAAGCACACATATAAATACTCTCACCAAAGATTCTTAATCTTATTTTCTTTCTGGAGACAGCAATGGCACAAGTTCCTGGCGCATTCATTCAAACAGCAGACGTTACGTTCGATAACGCTCTCGATCTCGTTCTACAAGTTGAGGCAAACCCTGGCTTCGCAGTTGTTGACTACGGTGTCCTTCCTGCCGAAGGCGGCACGGCAACTGGTCTCGTCGGCGCAACGACATACACAGCATCAGCCAACGTTGACGGTACTCCTCGTGCAATTTCGATCCTTGGATCAGCTGCACAAACGTTCACGACTCTGATTGCAGAAATCAATACTGACATCTCAACGTGGGCAACAGCAGCTCTGGTTGGTGGCAAGCTTGTTATCACCAGTTTGGCAGCAACTGCTTCATCGTCCGTTGTAATCACTGACGGTTCAGGCTCAACAGCACTGTTCGCAAACGTCAAGGGTGCAAACTTCGGTCTGGTATCAGTCAAGTCGACGCCAGCTGCACTCGTGTATGTTCGCTACAACTCAATGGACGGTGCTCTACAAGATGAGTGGGAAGCAAAGGCAGCAGTTCTGTCACCAACCCAAACGTTCAAGACGTATGCATCTGATGCGTTCACGGTTGCTGGTACAGGCGTTGTTGCTGCATCTCCAATGAGCGTAGCAGCTGCTACGTATGACCTAACAGTTACTGTCAACTCTGTTCCTAAGTCAGTTGCAGTCGCAGTTGTTGGTGGTGAAACATTCGCAACGTTCCTGACAAAGTTCAACACAGCTCTGAAAGTTGCATTCCCTGCACTGACGGCAACTGTTGTAGCTACATCAAACTTGCTGACGTTCAACGTCACAACGAACGTTCCGGGCAACGTTGCAACCGCAGTCCCAGCAGTTACAGCTGGTTCAGTGCTTGACCTCATTGCTGCTCTTACAGCAGTTGCAGCTCCAATCGACTTTACAGCAGCACTTGTTGCTGGTACGGCTGGTACAGAAGGTACTGTTGGTACATCCAGCACGCCAGCTGCATACAAGGCACTTCTGTTGTCGACAAAGGCAAACACAGGCACTCCAATGTGGACACTGATCCCACCGGGCGCGTTCTTCACACGCCGCGGAACTAAGCCAGCAGCACGTGGTAATGCACGCCTGGTGAACGTGTACTACAACGGTTCAGCATGGGTTGATTACACAACTGACCTCGCAATTGCATAACCTGTGTAATCGCTTCCTCATAAATAACCCGAGACGTCAAACTCTCGGGTTATTTTCATTTGGGGCAAAGGATTCATAGTGACTGATTGCGTAACAAAACCATCTGGCGAAATTTGCCCGCCTGCATCAGGCTGGGCTTCTTGTCGTCCTTGGGATATGTCCCAACAGACGCGTATTTCGTGCTACGCGGACAGTCTAATTGAAGAGTCATTACAGATTGCCGGCGCACAAGTCAATGTGTATAAGTTGTTGGGCGTACACGAACAAACGAAGCTGGTTGACTTGACAAGCGATGGTACACCAATTTCTGGTGGATCTGCTCCCAACTATCCAGCAAGCAATGCTTTCACCACATACGCGAACGAGTGGCGTTCAAAGCAAACAGGAGCTGCTGCAACCGTTGCATCCGCGTATATCGGCTATGATTTCGGTGTTATCAAGTTGCCAAACGGTAGACAGCGATACGGAGTTGATGCTCCCCTTCGGCAACACATAACAGCGATTAAAATCAAGCAAAGCAGCAATCCTATCCGGCGTGTAGCAAAAGTTCGTGTTGAGCGGTCTGAAAACGGAACGGAATGGTACGGCGTCGCTGTGCTAACGCTACCAAATGATGATGTTCTCAATACATTGCATTTTAAGCACTCTGTGCCAATGCGGTTTTGGAGGCTTCGTCCAATTGGTTTTGTTGGAACAGAATGTGACAGCTGGGGTGTTCAGGCGTTAGAGATGTTTGACTACTCTTTGACGCACATCAGCAACATTCAAGACAAAATCTTGATGGAAAATCGCGACCGTAACTATGCTGAAACAGCTGTCCTGTTAAAAGGATACTACGAGCTTTTGAGTGTGGCAACGGATCTAACACGGTTTGGTATTGAGATCCCAACAGCGAACTATCAGATTCGAGTCAATTTTAATGCCGCAGTGGCAAAGCTCGGCCGCCCTGTTGTGATTGGTGATATTATTGAACTGCCAAGCGAAACCCAGTACACAACCGACCTGCGTCCAATCAAGCGGTACCTTGAAGTAACTGATGTGACGTGGGATTCTGCGTCGTATACGCCTGGTTGGATGCCAACAATGCTAATGTTGACAGCTCAACCTGCTCTTGCCACCCAAGAAACACAAGATATCTTCGGAGACCTTGCCCAAACAGTTGATACGTCGGGATTGTTTAGCACGGATGACGGTAACAATCAAAAGTATCAAGACTTCTCCGCTGTTGATCAAACGATCAAAGCAACGGCTGCGACACAAGTACCAGAGCGTGGAAGCGAAGGATCAAACACAATTCGTGAGTTCACGGAAGCGGAACTTACACAAGCTGGCATAGATGGATTCCCTCATTTGAACAAGTTAGGTTTCAACCGCAAAGGATTGTACGTTGAAGATGCAATCCCTCAAAATGGTGATCCATACACAGAATCGACAATCCTTCCTGCAACCGCAGCCAATGGTGAATACCATCGCCTTGTGTATGAAGGCACTGCAAAAGATGTTCCAGCTCGCTTGTATCGTTGGTCAACTACAAAGAATCGTTGGATATATCTGGAAACCGACCGTCGTCGGCAATTCAATGATCAAAAAGTAAGACTTGATGAATATACAACCAGCCCGACCAAAACGTCGGCCCGAAAGGTAAAGTAAAATGGCATACCGTCGTGATGGATACTACTATGACCAACAATTGAAGAGCTACATTCTTCAATTTATGGCTATTTTCTCTGGATTGCAAGTGCAAATTGGGAAATGGAACGACAAAGATGAGCGTCTAATTTCTGTTCCTATTCACTATGGTGCACAAGACCGGGTTGTTGCTTCGATTCTATCCGATAATACCCAGAATAAACCACTTCGTCTGCCAGTAATGAGCGCGTATTTGCGAAACCTTACAATGGCGAATGGACGGATGGCTGGCACAGGTACGGAGCGTCGGAAAGCATATATTCCCGTTGGTGGCCTGATCCCCGATGATATCGAAGTGATTCACCAGCGCCGTCCAGTTCCCTATGATCTGGATTTGGAGTTGTCGATTTACGCCAGCAATACTGATCAACATTTTCAAATTCTCGAACAGATTCTCCCATTGTTTGATCCACAGTTAAACATTCAACTATCAGATGCTCCGTTTGATTGGACACGACTGACCCATGTGTTGTTAACTGGCTCACAAATGGATAGCCCGTATCCAATTGGAGTAGATCGCCGCATTATTCAAAGCACATTGACGTTTTCAATGCCAATTTTTGTTGATACTCCTGCTGATATTCGTAAGGACTTCATTCAAAAAATCTTTATGCGAATTGGTGCTATCAGCACCGGTACGGACATCACTGATAGTTTCGAGATCATTGGTGATCTCGACGGTCAAAATATTCTTACGAGCTGGTACAAGATGC